CGGAATCCGACGAGATCCGGCTGCGGTCGGGGACCGCCACCCACGCCGAGATCGCCGGGGCGCAGGGGCGGGACTGGCGCGAGCGCATCCGCCAGCGCGTCATGGAGGAGGTGTACGAGGCGCAGGTCCGGGCCGAGCTCGGGGCGCCGGCGAAGCAGGCCGCTACAGAGGGGGTGCCGACCAATGCCGCGTAAGGTGCGAGCGACCGGGCCGGCGCGGGGGCTCACCCTCCGGGGCCGCGTCTCGATCCAGGCGGCGGCCGGCGAAGGGCAGGGCCGGCGGTTCAGCATGGTCGCGTATTCGGGCGAGCGGTTCCGGCAGCCGTGGAGCGACTGCCCGCTCGTCATCGACCTGGACACGCTGCGTCTGCCCAGCCAGCCGCTGCCGGTCCTGTACGACCACATGGACGTCGCGGAGTGGGTGGCGGGCCGGGCGGACACCCTGGCCGTCGAGAGCGGCCAGCTGGTCGCGGCCGGGCCGGTCTACGAATCGACCCGCGGGGGCCAGATGGTGCTGATGCTGGGCGCCGAGGGGCACACCTGGCAGGCCAGCGTCGGGGCGGACATCGGCCGGCGGGAGAAGGTCAGCGCCGGCGCCACGGTCGTCGTCAACGGGGTGGAGCACGCGGGGCCGGTGGAGGTTGCCCGCGACGTCGAGCTACGGGAAATCTCATTCGTCGTCATCGGCGCCGCGAAGAACACGGCCGCACTGGTGATGCGCAGGCTCAAGGGGGGTGCTATGGACTTCGAGACGTGGGTGACGAGCAAGGGGTTCGACCCGAACGCGCTGGACGAGATCCAGCGCGCGAACATGCAGCAGATGTACGACGCGGAGTTCGCCGAGGAGGAGGGCGCCGAAGGCGAGGCCGAGGAGGAGGGCGCCGCGCCGCCCGCGCCCGCCGCCGCGGCCGAGGGCGAGGAGGACGTGGAGGCCGCGGAGGGCGACGAGGAGGAAGAGGAGATGACGGCGGCCTCGCGCCGCCGCCAGCTCCAGGCGCGGCGGGCCGCGGACGCCGCGGAGGTGCGCCGGGTACACGCCATCACCGCGCTGTGCGCGACGGCCGGCAACCCCAGCGTGCGGGTCAACCGGCAGGACGTCCCGCTCGCCGCGCGGGCGATCGAGCAGGGCTGGACCCGCGACCGCACCGAGCTGGAGCTGCTGCGGCTGCGCCGGCCCGGCCAGGTGGACGTCGTCCGCGGCCACGACCGCGACTGCACGTTGCAGGCCCTCCAGGGCGCCATGCTGCTGCGGGCCGGCGGGCGGCTGGACCACCCCAGCTACACCACCCACCGGGCGGTCGCCATCGGGCTGCCGCGGTGGCTGCGACTCTCCGTCAACGCCGACCAGCGGCAGCGCGTCATGGAGGCCGCGCACGACTACTCCGACATGAGCGCGGTGGACGTCTGCCGCGAGGCGCTGCGACTGGCCGGCCGGGAGGCCCCGCGGGGCCGCAAGGCGCTGATTCAGGCCGCCTTTTCCGGCGGCGACTTGACCAACATCTTCACCACGTCGGTCAACGCCCGGCTGCTGGAGGCGTACGCCGAGGCGCCGGACACCACCGGCGGGTGGGTGCAGGAGCGCGACGTCAACGACTTCAAGGAGAACGAGGACATCCGCCTGAAGAAGGGCGGCAACCTCACCCGGCACGCCCGCGGCCAGACTGCGCAGCACATGCACCGCAAGGACACCAAGGAGACGTACAAGGTCGGGCGCTACAGCGGCCAGATCGTGATTGACGAGATGGACATCATCGACGACCGCCTGAACGCCTTCGCGACCCTGCCGAAGGAGATGGGGGAGGCCGCGGCCCGGCTGCGGCCCGACCTGGTGTATAGCCTCCTGAAGGCGAACGGGGCGCTCGCCAGCGGGACGGCGCTGTTCCACTCCAACCACTCGAACACCGACAACCCCGCCGTCCTGTCGATCGCGACCATCCAGACGGGCGTGACGCGCATCCGGCGGCAGCAGGAGGAGGGCGTCAACCTCAACCTCCAGCCGACTCACCTGATCGTCCCGAGCACCCTGGACTTCGCGGCCCGCGAGCTCGTCCAGTCCACCGTCCTGCTCATCGCCGGCGCGACCGACACGGTGAGGGGCAACGTCAACACCGTGGCCGGGATCGGGCTCACGCCCGTCAGCGAGCCGCGGCTGGACAACGGCGTGACGGACCCGGCCACCGGCACGGCGTACGACGGCGACACCAACGACTGGTTCCTCGCCGCCGCCGCCGCTCACGGCATCGTGGTGGCGTACCTGGCCGGCACCGGCCGCTCCCCGCAGAGCCGCAGCTGGGTGCTCGACAGGGGCGGCCAGTGGGGCATGGGCTGGGACATCAACATGGACGTCGGCGCCGACGTCCTCGACTACAAGGGGCTCTACCGCGGCGGCAACAACTGACCGGCCGGGCCAGACACAGCGCCCGGGGTGACGTCGCCCCGGGCCGTCCCCCAGAGTAATCACTCCTTCGGAGATCAGATACATGGCAGACGCCATTCCCCTGCGGGGCCTCACCGAGTACCGCAAGGTCGCCGCGGCGGCCATCGCCGGCGGCGAGATTCACCAGATGCCGAACGGGCTCGCCGGCTACAAGTCGGGGCTCAACGCCGCGGCGGCCGGCGACTACGCCGGCTTCGAGACGACCGGCCAGGTCACCGTGACGAAGACGTCGGGGGTGGTCATCCTCGACGGCGCGCCCCTGTGGTGGGACCACAGCGCCAACTCGGCAACGCCCGTCCCGCCGCTGGTGACCGGCGACCGGGACTTCTACCTCGGCACCGCGGTCGGGGACGCGGCGTCGGCGGCCACGACCTGCGTCGTCGCGCTGAACCAGAAGCCGGTGTACGAGATCGACTTCCACCGCGACGGCGGGGACGTGGCGCCGGTCCTGACGGCCGGCACGCCGACGATCATCCAGCGCGGCGGGTCGCTCGACGCGGCCTTCAGCGCCACCGCCGAGGCGCAGAAGCTCGACTGGCTCTCGAAGCGATCGTTCCCGATCAACAGCAACTGGATTCTCGAAGCCGTCGTGGAGGTGGTCGAGAACGCCGACGCGGACGTCGGCGACCTCAACGTGGGCGTGGCCAACGCCACCCACGCTTCCGACGCGGACAGCATCACCGAGTCGGCGTTCTTCCACCTCGACATGGGGGCGGACCTCAACCTCGACGCCGAGAGCGACGACGGGACGACCGAGGTCGCCGCGACGGATACGACGATCGATTGGGCGGTCGGCACGCCGATCCACCTGGTGATCGACGGCCGGGACCACACCGACATCCAGATGTACGTCAACGGCGTGCTGGTGCTGTCCTCCACGACGTTCACCCTCGCCGCGGGCACGGGGCCGCTGAAGGCGCTGTTCCACCTGGAGAAGTCGGCGAACGACTCCCCCGGGCGGGTGCAGCTGGACATGCTGCGGGTCCGGCTCCAGGAGTAAGCGGACACCTGGCGGGCGGGCTTTCGGGGGGTCCGTTAGCCCGCGATCTGCGCCGAATCCGGGCGTACGGGGCGAGTCAAGGGGGAGCACATGGCAGACATCACGGTAACCGCCGCGAACGTGGCCAAGGGGTCCGGCGCGGTGATCAACCACGACTTCGTCGCCGGGGAGACGATCACGGCGGGCATGGCCGTCTACCGCAAGGAGAGCGACGGCCGCTGGTGGAAGGCGCAGTGCGACAACACCGCCGAGGAGGTCGGCAACGGCTCGGCGTCCGTCCCGCGGTTCGGCGTCTCGCTCCACGGGGCGCTCGCCGGCCAGCCGCTGTCGGTCCAGACGTCGGGTCCGTACACGGCCGGCGGCACGGTGGTGGCGGGGACGCCCTACGTGGTCAGCGCCACCGCGGGCGGCATCTGCCCGCACGCCGACCTGGTTTCGACCAACAAGGTCACCTTCGTCGGCTACGGGATTTCCACGACGCAGATCCAGATTGCGCCCATCGTGACCGGCCTGACGGTGGCGTAAGGGGGGCGAATGGCCGACCTGCTGAAGGCGGGCACCGACTGGCTGGCGGCGCAGGCGCGGGAGCACCTCTCTCGCCCGGTCACCTACCGCCGGGGGGCGACGGTCCTGACCGGCGTCCCCGCCGTCGTCGGCACCTCCGTCCTGCGGGTCGCGGACAAGGCGGGCAACGTCCGCATCGTCCGCACCGAGCGGGACTACCTGATCTGGGTGGGCGACCTGGCCGCGCTGGGCCAGCCGGCGGACGGCGACCTGATCGACGACGCGACGGACGGCCGGCGCTACGAGGTGCGGCCCGTCCAGAGCGAGCCCGCCTGGCGCTACAGTGATTCCAGACACCAGAGGTATCGCATCCACTGCAAGGGGGTGGCCGACCTGTGAACGTCGTCCAGATCGCCGACGCCCTGGTGACGGCCCTGGCGGCGCACGCGTGGAGCGCGCCCTACGCCTCCATCACGCCCGTCAGGGAGTACCGCCCGAAGTACACCCTGGAGCAGCTGGAGACGCTGCGGGTGTCGGTGGTGCCGGGGGGCATCGCCGGCGAGCAGGTCGCCCGCGACCTCGCCGAGATGGACCGCGCCGTCGCGGTGTGCGTGCAGCGCCGGGCCGACACCGACGCGGAAAAGGACGCCCTGGTCGCCCTGTGCGACGAGATCGCCGTCTACTGCCTGAGCGCCGACCTCGGCGCCTCGCAGCAGTGCCAGTCGGTCGCGGTCAGCGTGGACGGGCCGTATGACCTCGGCGCGATGGAGGAGGACGCGGTGTTCGTCTGCGCCCTCACCGTCACCTTCAAGGAGGCCGTCTGATGCAGATGACGGTGAAGCAGAGCAAGGGCAACTTCTTCGACAGGGCGGGTGTCCTGTCCAATGTGGATAGGCAGACTCGCAAGAACCTGTCGAAGTTCGGCGCCTTCCTGCGGGCGGCCATCAGGACCCGGCTGAAGTACGGTGACGACAGCAGCGAGCCGGGCGCCTCGCCGGTGATCCACAAGACGATGAGCCGGCCCGGCAAGGTCAGCGCGAAGACGGGCAAGGCCGGGAAGCCGCAGTCCGTCTCGCCGCTGCGCGAGCTGGTGTTCTTCGCCTATGACGAGTCCCGCAAGTCGGTAGTCGTCGGGCCGGCGCGGCTGCAAGGCAAGCCGGGCAACGCGCCCGCGGCGCTGGAGTACGGCGGGCCGAGCGTGATCAAGAACGGCGACGGCACGCGGACGGTGACGATCCGGCCGAGGCCGTACCTCGCGCCGTCCTTCGAGCAGGTGAAAAAGGAGCTGCCCGCGATCTGGGCCAGCTCCGTCAAGCGATAAAGGGGGGAGCAAATGCCGACTCTGGGGCGACGTGGCAAGCTGTACGTCAACTCCGCGTCCTACGCCTCGCCGACCTGGGTGGAGATCACCCTGGCCCGCGACGTCAGCGACAACAAGGAGACGACGACCGTTGACGCGGACTGCCGCGCCATGGGCGACTGGGAGGCCGAGCTGGCGGTGTCGAAGAAGATGAGCATCGACTTCGACATGATCCACGACACGACCAACAGCGCGTGGTCGATCATCAGCACGGCGTATCACGCGCTGTCCACCGTGGACATCCTCATGCTCAACGGGCCGCGGACGACGTCCGGCAGCAAGGGCATGCGGGCCGTCTGCACGGTCAAAAAATTCGCGAAGAGCGAGCCGCTCAAGAACATCCAGGTGGACGCGGTCAGCCTGGCGCCGGCGCTCAACGACAACGTGCCGGTCGAGTACACGGCCTGACA